AGGTATTGATGAGGATAGACCTTTAAGTGAACCACACCATAAGAGCATTTTCCGATTTATTGAAGTTGGAACTGTTAACATATATGGATCGTTTACAGGATTTCGTGGTAAACCACGTAGTAGAGTTTGTAAGACTCCGCTTTGTGAAGAATTTTTGAATGTATACGACCGTAAAGATGTAGAATATGGACCGCCTAAGATGGCTGGGTGGGAACCGTGGAGACAAAATGTTGTCGAAATGGTGAAGCCCACTGTTAATTTTGATCAACAAGTTCTAAAGCATTGTGTTGAAGAATTTGCTAATGATATCATAAATGGACTACCCAAAGGGTGGGAGTCACAATTAGTAATTTTATCTGATAAATCTGCAGTTAATGGCATTCCAGGTGTTGTCTTTATTGATGGCATCAATAGAAAAACTTCAATGGGATTTCCTTGGTCCACTAGTAAAAAACAATACTTAGTGGAAGCAAAGGATGAACAATACCCAGATGGAGTAAATTTTCCCGAAGATATTTGGCAGAGAGTGAGAGACATAGAAGATAAGTATGCTGCAGGTCAGCGAGCTTATCCAGTATTTACAGGTCATCTTAAAGATGAAGCTACCACTTTCGCTAAAATAGAGAAGGGGAAAACTCGTTTATTTACGGGAGCACCCGTCGATTGGAGTTTAGTTGTAAGGAAATATTTGTTACCTTTTGTGCGTTTGGTTCAGTTGAACAAATACGTGTTTGAGGCGGCACCAGGATTGGTTACACAGTCGATTGAGTGGACTGAGCTTTATGATTACTTGACTCAACATGGTCTAGATCAAATTATTGGTGGAGACTATGGTAAGTTTGATAAGCATATGACAGCGAATTGGGTCCTAGCGGCCTTTGATGTTATTATTGAGATCTATAAACGTGCAGGCCATGATATAACGGTTACTCAGATTTTGAGTGGGATTGCGGAAGATACCGCTTTTCCCATGACAAATTTAAATAATGATTTGGTCGAATTTTTTGGAACCAACCCATCAGGGCATCCATTGACAGTAATTATCAATTCTATCGTTAACGCATTGTATATTCGATATAGTTATACTATGTTGAATCCTAAGAAAGAGTGTAAAACTTTTAAAAAGAAGGTCGCCCTTATGACTTATGGTGATGATAATGCCATGGGAGTCTCTAAGACTATACCCTGGTTTAATCATACTACAGTGCAAGAAGTTTTGGCGCGGATTGGTGTTGAATATACCATGGCTGATAAAGAATCGGAATCCGTGCCCTATATAAGTATTAGTGATATTGCCTTCCTAAAAAGGAAATGGGAATACAATGATGAGGTAGGTGCCATGTTAGCACCTTTGGATGAAAATTCTATAATAAAATCACTCACTGTGTGGGTACCATCAGATTCTGTTGATAAATATTATCAGATGGTTGCAGTGATGAATAGTGCGTGTTGTGAATATTTCTTCTATGGACGTGAGAAACACGAACAAATGAGGAAAATATTCCTTGATATTTGCGAACAAACCCCATACAAACATTATGTAAAGGAGTCTTACTTTCCTGATTTCGATTTTTTAGTGAATCGATTTCAAAAGTCTTCCGAAGAACTTATTAAGGAGAGAAGTTCTACCTAGGAATAAGTCTAAGCCAACTGTTCCTTTG